TACTTCATCTTTATTGAGAACGAATTCATCATTCGTGGTCAGATTAGTAATAGAAGTAATTCTTGGAGATAAATTAACTTTCTTTTTAGAACGGGATGTCGTCTTCTTTAAGGTCATGATTTTTAAGTACTAAACGTGCATTGAATAAATCAATTTTAAGTTGTTCTTGTTGTAAAGTAGTAACGCGCGCTACTACTAGCAAAAATTGAGCTAATAACTCCGTTAATGAATCAGCTTCAATTTTTTCATAAGCATTGAAGCTTTCATCATGAATTAGCAACTCCAATCTGTAATTCATGGTGTTTTATCCGTATAGATTCGTTCAACAATATCTACTTGTTTATCACTTAATCTTCTATACAATTCGAACTGCTCGGTTATTGATTCCATAAAATCTAATTCCCACTTAGTCAAGTTAACTCCATGTTCGTTAATATAATTTATCCATTCCTCAACTAATTTGGGATCTTTATCCATTATTTCACCAATTCCATAAAATTAAATTTACTTAAATCTTTATAATTCATTCCTTCCTCAATATCACAAGGAATGATTAGTTCTCCACGCGATAAACTACATCTCTCGAAATTTATAGGTCGTTCAAATTCTTCCTTAAGAATACTAGCAGCATCATACCTTCGTAATATAGGTACACTAGTAAGCAAAGCATCGTGAGATTCCACCAATATTTTAATCCACGGCGCGCGCTTCCTAATACGTAAAGCTGCTGCTTTCGTATTCTCACTGACAGTACGTTGAGGAAGGTAACTAAATGCTTGGCGAAATAATTCCTCATTCCATCTTTCAAAGAATGTTCTAATTCCACCAATTTCAGCATCAATTCCATGAGGTACTGGAGCTACTAGCCTACGGTTTCTTTCAAGACATTTTCTTATCTGATTATGGTATACCTGCTGAATCTTGGGTTGTCTATTGTGAAAAATCCGTAGTGCATTTTCTGCTTGAGATTCTGAGATAGTGATCGGTATTTTATACTTTCTAGCTTGAGTATTAACTTCAGTGGCAGCTCTGCGTTTACCTGCTCCAAGATGGCCGGCATGACGCAATGTTTTACCTGCAAAGCGAATCGGGTGCTCATATCCCAATACTTTCTTAGAATAATCAAGTTCAGTACCACCGAAGAACCAAGAAGCAGTAAGAGCATGATAATCATGTTCGTCTATATCCTTTAAGGCTTGATAATCTTCTGCTAATAGGAAAATAACGCGCGCCTCAGCTTGACTACTATCTGCTTGAAGAAAAACTTCACCATCATCAGGAATAAACATAGTTCGTATATCAGCACCAATATCACCATGTTTGGTGATAGTTTGAAATGCCATTCCTCGTGCAATTTTTCTTTTAACTTTTTTGCCATCTTCGATCAATGTTGTTTCAATAGAAGGTCGAATAGGTGGTTCCTGTTGTTGTGTAGCTGAGCGGCCAGTCTCCAAACAAATGTAGTACGAAGTTCGCATTCTACCATCAAAATCAGGAGGTGAATATAAATATGAAGATAAAGTTTTCTTAACACGTCTATCTTCAAGAATTAATTCAATTGCGCGCTTTTGATTTTCTTTCTTAACCGCACCATTTAATAATTGTGTTAAAACTTCTTCACCTACTCCACTACGAGGAGGTATATGTAGTTTTTCATAAAGCAAATCAGATACTTGTTTGGGAGATGACGTATTAATGTATTCACCAGTTATTTTAAATAATTCATATCTAACCTTTTCATCCCATTCTATGTATTTATGAATAAGTTTCTTACGAAGATTTTCATCAATTCTAAATCCTACTTGTTCAATAGCTGTATCTGATTCATTAAAGAAATACAATTCATGCAGAGGAAGTAAAAAATTTTCGTAATAAGCGCGCGTTCCTAATTCATCCATGTCGGAATCTAATGCTTCATCTATTTCCTTCGTTATGCACGCATCTCGCGCGCATCCTATAAGTAAATCTTCTACTTTTCCTTCATACATTCCTTCATCTTTGTAATAAGGTTCTTCAGTATATATAGAGGTAAGAAAGGATAAATTTTTGGGTAGTTCTGGATTGATAGCAAATGCTTTGAGCATTGTATCTGAATGCAGTTTTTTAATAATAAATCCTAATCGTTTGATTTTATCACGATCATAACCAAAATTTTGACCAACTATTTCGCGAATAGATAGGAACTCAGATAACATATTCCACATAACTATTAAATCTGAATCTGGTATATCCGAAATATTCCATATATTCCACAAAGGTATAGTTATTCCTTCTCGTTTATCAAATGAAATTCCTACGCAAATTGGAATACACTTCATAGCCTCAATATCAATTGAAGGATACTTATAATTTTTATAACGTTGTGTGAAATCGTGAAATTGTGCAGAATTTTTGCATATTTGTAGAGTACGTTGTGGCAGGTGTATTTCTTTGAACAGGGATTGGCGCGCGGCGCGCTTCAAATCTAAACTAACTATAGCTTTATTCCAATATCCTTTAACCTCACCTTCCTGATGAAGAATATGGGCGGGATGATATGTTGGTATTACCTTATAACCCATTCCCTGTAGAATACTACCACGAAACTTCTGAATATTACTTTTGCCTGTAAGAGCCCATAAAGCTGTAGCACCTAAAGCTATGATTACGTTAGGCTGAAGCGCATGAAGTTCTTTACGAAGTTCATCAAACTGCTGAACTAAATCTATTCCTACTGATTGTGCGCGTATTTTGAACGGAATTTTCTTATCAACTGGTGATGGGGGAACAAGATATTTACACGCATTAGTCACCCAACAGGAATTCCTATCTATTCCAACTTCAGAAAGTAACTGATTAAGAAATCTACCTGATGGTCCTACAAACGGCTCTAATGCTTGAACTTCCTCATAAGATGGAGCTTCACCTACAATGACAATACGAGGAGTTAATGGACCCTTGCCGGGTACGTAGGGGGAAAGCATTATCCTTCCAATTTACGGATTTTATATTTTAAGTCATCTATGGTTTCTTCTAACTTATCAATTTCTGTTTCTAACTTAGAAATTTTATTATCACTACCTTCAAACTCATCTATAAGAGATTCGATTATTTTTGATGTTCGAGGAGAAAATTTTAGTTCCTTAAGTTCTTCCTCCAAGAATTCAATATCATCCTTTGTCATATCTATTCCTTTCTTATAAAGTATAAGGCATCTTTTCTGGTTTTAAAATTTCTTAGTTTATAGTCCATTTTTTCAGCTAATTTTAGATTTTCACTTGTAAGACCTACTGACACACCGAAGTATTTAGCTACAGCTCTTACTGAAAAATAACCTTTTCTATGATTCATCAATCGAAAGTAAAGATTCATAACTAACACTTTCGAGTGCCATGTTTTGCAGCTATAATACTTCTGTTTGTAGGTCATTTATTCCTAGCTATTCTTCTAATATGCTTCATCACTCTCTTTTTATTTTCTGGTCTTTGAGTCCAATGTAATTTCTTTTTCTTTGAAATAATTGCAGTTCGGACGTTTTCAGTTCTATCAGGATTTAGTATACTTATAGTCGTTCTAATTGACCGCGCGATGTTCTCGTGTTCCATAGCTAAAATTTCGAGCTTTTCTGTCAGTTTCATGATAGTCCTCTTGAGTTTTAATATTAAATGCTTCAGCTAATGCTGTTGCAATAACAAATGATTTAGATACTCCATAATGCCTTGAAATAGATTCTACCCGTGCGCGAATTTCTTTCAACACGCACGATGATAATTGTTTCCTTCCACCTTTCACGGGACGTTGATGAATCATTTTTCTATTACTCCAATTCGAAATGCACGCCATCCCTTATCTTTGTAATCTACTAATTCAAATTCTACTGACATTCCAGTGGTTAATTCCTTAAAGTTTTTAGTTGTTGGTAAAAGACCGGACCAATGAAAGAAAATTCGTGTAAAGGGTTTAGCGCGCGAACTAATAAATCCCCAACCGGATGGAGATATTTTAATTATTCTACCAGTAATACGTCCATTTAACGGAATAACTTCAGCTTCCTGCATAATATTTTGTTCCTAATGAAAAGTGAGCGCGCGGCCTTTCATATGTCTGTCCTTAGTAGGACGTTAATCATATAATTAACCGCGCGCCCATATCCGTCCGTTTAGCTAACAGGATTCAGAACAGAGCCTATTCAGATGGCATAATAGGTTGTTCGTCATCATCCTCATCGTCGTCGGACGGAATTTCTTCATTTTCTTCATCTTCATCATCGTCCTTGAGTAAATCTTCTGGAAATTCTTCCTCTTTTTCAGGAGGAATTTCTTGAAATTTGTAATTCATAGATTTACCTCACAGCACGATATTTGTGATTGATACGATTTACCATGCGGTTTTCGTACATTTCATTCTCGATAAACACGTCGAGTTCTCGGCCTTCTGCATTTTTGAAATCAACGCGCGTTCCTGGCAGAATTTCAACACCTAATGAAGCAAAGAATCCTACCATAAATCCTTTAGCCTTGCTGTTGAAATTCCAATATGGAGAGGGAACATTCTCAAATTCCTTATCTCCAGTATCAGCATCATGAAGCACTTTTCCTTCTAGAATCCAATTCGTGGAATCTCCATTTTTGGAAAGAGCTTCAGTTACTTTGTTAATGCGAACCCGATACCACGCGGGCTTGATGATTTTGGAGCGGAGAATGTCTTCCTGTGAGAATTCTACTAACATTGTTTGGTTACTCCCTTTTGTATGCCTTTAATTCAGCTTTGTATTGTTCTATTTCAAGATTTCTTTCTTTCTTAGCTTTAATTACATTTTCTCCTGTTCTCTTTTCATTTACGCATTGTTTTAGTTGCATAAAAGAATGTTTTTCTATTTGAAAGGAGCACATTGGACATGTCATATGATTAAAATTTGGTTACTGGTTTTTCATCTTTTAGTTGCTGCATAGCTGGTTTAATCCATCGTTCGTACAAAGGTTCATTATTGAAAACTATTGAAGCTGGTAATGGTAAGCTAGTTCGCGCGAAATCATCACCAGTATGCACAGTTTTCAGTCCATATGAGCCTTCCTTACTTGTGTCAATAGCGCCTTCTACATTGAAATGATATACCTCCTCACAATAAGCAGGAATCTTTGCGGAAATAATCTTGCCACCTGTAACTATGATGCGCGCGAAATGTGTACGTGAATCAGGTATATTCCTGTCACCAATTACGTGAGCAATAAGAATTACATTAGTTTTATGAAACTGATTGATGTCTTTGAGTAAAGCTAACATTTCGCTGAATGCACTAGCTTCTGCTTTGTAATCTTCCAGTGTGTTAACTGGTATACCCGCAACGCGCATACCTTTTTCTTCCCCAGATTTAGTAGTAGTACCAGTTTTAAACTTCATTGTTTGGCGATTAACCGCATCTCCAATAGAAGTTATTGAATCCATTATCAAAGTTTTATAGGGACAACTAACTTGTAATTTTTCGAGTTTAACTCTAATTGAATTCCAGTCAGTGTATCTATCAAATTCTACGTCCTTGAAGTTAATTCCCCATCTCTTACCAGGAAGTAGCATAGCCTTTATCTTTTGGTCTACATCAAACCAGTATTGTGGTGTAGGAAAAGATAAAGCTGCCGTAGATTTGCGCGTTCCGGGTTCACCCTTAAACATTCCAAAAAATGTATCAGGTGTTACAACATCTAATGTTGGCATTAGTTAATTCCTGTGGAATTTTCTTTTCAAATTAACAATTCGTTTATATTCCAACATAGCTCTCTTATACAAACGCCATCTTATTCTTTTAGTATTTCCATAGCCATGAGGAACTTTAATGAAGGACATTAGGTGGTCCTGCTAAGAATGTTACTGCTGCTTGTTTAGCTAATAAAAGATTATTTGTTTCATAGTTACAATCTTTGCAAATAAGAATCATTTGTCCATATTCAATTAGACACCAGAAATGTTTATGTAAGCAAACAACTGATTCTAAGTTAACAGTTACTTTATTCATTGGTTTATTTCCTTTGCATAAGTATCTGTGTTTTTCCTACATATTTCTAAAACAGTTACACAATCAATACTAGTAAAGCCCTGTCCTGCTAGTATTTTTATTGCATTTATTAAATCAATCTGAAGCTGAAATAAAGAACTACGAGCAGCTCCCTCAAATTTCATTAGTTTCTCCCATTCATTTGTCATATTTTACCTACTAACTCGGCTAGTTTATCTATTATTGTTTGATTAGATGACTGTTTACAGTTTATGCAACGTGGTCGGGTTAATTTCATGTTTTCTTTATCAAGAAAGAATACATTTCCGCATCGATAACAAAGTGATTCACGTCCAATTGCTAATTCTTCTCGAACATGATGGGTACATCCGGGTATTGAGCACTTGTACTCAATACGTTGATTCCTACCTATCTTTATCCGAACGTACCTGTGAATGTGCTTAGTCATTAGTCGTTATTGATATCCCATGCCTTGCCTACTTCAAAGTTAACTTTTAGTACTTCGTCGCGCATATTTCTATCTGATTCACAAACCTCTCTAAAATTACAGTATCCATATTTGTTTTCGCAGTGTGTATAATTAGGTGGAAAATAGTTTGCTTCATTATACGCAACTAACATGCGCGCGTAATGTGGAACTGTTTCGTTAACCCATTCGGCTAATCTATCAGCGGAATAACTAACTAATACACGTTGAAATTTTTCATGTGGTTCCAAAGTAGTTTGGAATCCAATTTTATTTATGCATACGTTGCGTGCTTTAAGAAGGATGCACTGTCCTATGAATTGGTTATTAAGTGACAGTACATCCCTTCTCTGTTTGCTCGTTTTATGGTCAACGGATATAAATCCTTGGTTTGTGTCAGCAATTAAATCGAATTTTGCTTTCCAGAAAACGCGCAACTCACTATCTTCATAAACAATCTCGCCGCGCACTTCTTCTACTGCAATAGGAGTCCAACTATCGTTCTTATGAAACTCAAAATATTTTTCCATCGTAATCAGAACGTGTTTCCATCCAGTTCTATTTCTATCATTATCTTCTGGTGTATTAACTAAACCATTTATGTATTCCTTACCAGCTATGAACCCTTGTGATATGGATTCATCTCTATTTTTCCCAGTGATTAAGGTTTTGTAATATGTTTCTAGAATTGTGTGAACTAATGAGCCGCACTCTAGGCTATTAGATTTACCGCCAAGCTGATTCAAATTTCTATTGAAACGAAAATCGGCTAATCTAGGGCAGGATTGTAGAGTAGACAAGAGTTGAGAATCCATTGATATGTTAGTCATTTTAATAAGTCTTCTATGTCTATTTCACTAACAGTTTCTAAATCTATT